TGCTGGTTGTATTAGCTTTTTGTATATACACCCCATCATTAGCTCTAATTTGATACCATCCTGTAGAGTAATTAGCACTTTCCCCTGGTTGTAATGTAAAATGTTCATCTGTTATGGTGTTGTTATACCCAGTAACCACAACATTACTTAAAGTCTGTTGTTCTATGTTTACAATTCCAGTTGGTAATGGCACTGAGTAATGCCCATAATCATTATATTGCTCACAAGTATTAGCATATCCTGCATTTGTAGAAGTAGATAAAGTTACTTTAACTCTTCCATCTTCTGTATTTCGTGTTGCTGATTTCATTATTGCTTGCATGTTATCTACCTTGACTATTCATAGCACGACTAAAATTAGCATTCACCCCGTTGTTTGTTTCGGGTGGGTTAGTATCTATTATAGGATTATTAAAAGACTCTACAGAATCCATTGAAATATCCATCATGCCCATAATAGCCTCTGGTTTTAGTTTTATACCTTCGTATCTTAATGCATTAATTTTATCTAAATTTAATGATATATCCTCTGCAACGTTTTCATTTTCACCAAAACTACCAAAATCGTCTTTTTCATTAAAATTTAATTCTAATAATGGTTTTACTAATTGTTGTATTAAACATGATTTTAACGAATCAACAATTGATGCTACATTTCGCCCTAACAAATCTTGTTGGGTCTTACCCAATGCGTAACTTCCTTTGTCTGATAATCCTGCTAATTCTCCTGGGAATAATACGCCAGTTAACATTAATTTATCGTAATAATTACTAACATTTACAAATTTATCTAAATCAATTGCAGTATTTAATTTATCAATTATAATACTTTCTTTTTTACCAGCCATTAATAAATAATTAGCCCCCCCAGGGCTTTTCATTTGTTCTAATTGATTCCCTATATCATCTAATACATTTGTGCCATCTGCCAAAGTTGTTTGGTTTGGATCTATAACAATCACAGGAATAGGTTGTGCCGCAGAATTAGCAGCATTAAGGGTAGTGCCTAGCATTTGAGTTTGTGCTAAATAATAATTATAGATTGCTCTTAATAAACTTCTACCATAAGGTGAAGTTAAACCATCTAAACCTTTATATACAAAATGCACACATTTATTTTTAGGTATCATTATTGTACCTATTGGTTGCGCCCATACAGTACGCCATGGATAATCAAAATCACCACGACTAGCATATGGATTAGGTTGTTGTTTACCGTCTGCTCCAACTTGATTAAATGCTAATAAATTACCGTAACCAGTCCATAGATTATTAAAGTAATATTGTATTATCCCGTCATCTTTTAAATGTCCTTGTGAATCAACTCTAAATATAATAGAAGATGCAGGACGTGGCTCTATATCTAAAACTGTTACATATCTACCATCACTGCCATATCGTTTTTCACCCATTGAAAAACCAGCCCAAATAGCAGTTAACATATCTTTTAAAATATCATGAAAAGGACGAGTAAAGTTATCAATCATATTTTGAATAAATTCTTCGTGTTTTTTATTTTTATGATGATATGGACCAATCTCATTAATTACAAGATTAATTAATACGGTTAATCCAGTTGCTATGATAGGTTGGGTATATACCATTTTTTGGAATTCACTAATGCTTACAGATGAAGGATTAGTTATTAAATCCGAAAATAAATTGAATTGATAAGGATTAGATGTACCGTCAATGTTTGAATATCCATCATTTACGATTAGATTTTCATTCATACCCTGGAATTCATCTATAACGCTAGATATTTCAAACCTGGGTTTTGGCTTATGAACTGATACAATTTTTTGTTTGGTATCTTTTACTAATGTTTTTAATTGTCTAGCCATTACCACCATCTCCATATGCCATTAGCAAAATTGCGTTGAGGATTGGTTAATTGTCCACCAACATAGTTATTAGCACCTCCAATACGACCAGTGCGGGCATATGATGCTGGGGTGCGTGGGATTCCTGTATTTAATGGTTGTAACCCAATTAGCTGATATTTATATGCGCCGTTAGGCAATAAGTCAACCATTCTATTTAAATGACGTGCATACTGCATATCGTAATAATCTACGTAACTGCTTAAAGTATGCACTGCATCAGTATTACGTTCTATAAATGCTCTGATTAATTGTACAGCTGCTTGATATACAAACATGTTGTAAATAAAAGAATACGTTTGTGCAGGCAAGTTTTCCCAAGTACCCCCAGTAGTTGTAATTAATGCAGGCACAGTAACATAATAAGGTGATAAATCCTCAAGTACTATACTTTCACCAGAAGCAATTAATTGGTCCGCTTCTAAAGTTGGTATACCAGTTGAGTCAGAATCACTTACTAATATCTTATCTGTGCCAATTAATGGCAATACGTTTTCAGTATAATCAATATACTGTGGAGAAGGGAGAACTGCCATTTTATTATCCTATTATACGTTCGAAAATAATCCAGTCAAGATAAATTGTGATTCTGGCATATATATTGCAGGTGCGCCACTCAATGCTACAGCTATATCAATTCTATTTACTTGGTCTGAGTTATTTAAATTACGATTAAACACACCAGTAAATAATCCCATTGCTGGAGCGTCTTGATTAGGGTCAATTTGATTATATGTTAAATGGAATGCACCATTTTGCCCACCCATTGAAGTTAAATCTAACATTACATACATTTTGCCACGAGGAACAAAAAATTGTTGCGCACTAGTTGCATTTGTAGCATTATTTGGTGTAGTTTTAGTAGTACCATCAGCATTTTGTTGTACCCAAACATCATCATCAGCTAACAATGGGAATTCAAAACTAGGTGCATAGTATGCATTAAGTTCTTTTACCATATCGCCAACTTGTACTGATAATTTTTTGCTACCCAAAGAAGTACCCGCAGCCATCATAAGATTAGTTACAGCTTTAACATTAGGGTGATTCATCATTGCTTGTAAATCCGCACCATTACAAACAATACCACGAATATATCTACGATATTTTAAAAATATAGGATTGTTAAGAATGTTTGTGATAGCAATAAATGGAGTGTAATATGGGTCACTGCTTGAATATGTTACAGAACCGTCCGCATTTAATGTACCCATTGATTCATACATAGCAACATAGTTACCACTTGGAATGTTTGAATTGATAGTAGCACCATTGTAACTAAATCCATTATTGAAAATAGCTTGGTTTAATAAATATTTTTTACGAGTCATTACTTGAGTAACACCATTAACAGTATTATAAGCAACTAACTGTCCAATTCCTCTATCATCAAGAGTTACATTACCTCGTTTTCTAGCAAACATAATATCTTGAGCAGATAACGAAATGCGTCCGCCCCATAACCCTGGTTGATACTCTAACACATAAGTATCTAAAGGTCTAATTGTTGGTAATGTAGAGTTGTTACCCCCAAATTCAGGTGCAATACCTGTATTACCAACAATACGGTCTAAAATAACTTTATACATTGGAATTGCTTTATCTGGGAATGCCATAGACAATAATGTATCTTTTTCTAAGCTTGAACCAACCTCTTGGATTAACATATTTAAAGTACCAGCTGTCCAGTTACCCACAAATGGAGTAGTCACATCAGTAGAAGCCAACTGGATATTCCCAATTGTTGATTCACTGAATTCCAAATCTTGTGCTAATTTCCCAATTGTTGATTCGCTAAATTCTAAACCTTGTGCTAATTTTTGTAATTTATCTGTTTTACCAGATAAACTTGGTTCTACTTTTAATGCTTCGCCAAATTCTAAACATCTTTCAACAATTTCTTGCTGCTCTTTAGCTATATTTGTTTTAAATTGGACAGGCATAACAGCATTAGCGTCATAACTTCCTGACATTGTATGTTGCATTTTTGTATCCTTTTTAATATGCAAAAATAGTTTCTAACGCATTGCTAGAATTCATAGTTTGAGATTGTAAAGTACGTACAGCAGTAGTAGTTGTAACAGCCGTATCCACCAATATAGCATCGGTTGCAGGAGTACCAGAACAATATAAATACTGTTGACGAATTACCCACCCTTGCATTTGTGATGCAACTTGAATAGTTCCTGGATATACAAAAGGGTTACCTGTAACTGGGTCTAGTAATGGCAACGGTTGTTTTAATGCAGGGTCTATAATAATCATACCATTCCAAATTATTTGACCTGTGTCACCACTTGGAGAAGTAGGAGAAAAGTTAATTAATGCTCCAGCGGTTAACCCTGATGGAGAAGCATCAGCTTTAACACCACTAGCTCTAGCTAACATCTGACCATTAAAATATCCTTGAGTTGTATTAGAACTTGCTAATAATTGTAAACTAGGTTGTCCAGATACTGTAGTAAATGAACCACCTACTAAAAATGCTGTGCCTTGTTTAGTCCACGGTACTATATTATATACTGATGCATAAGATAGTGTTTCTGCGTCTAATGGTTGATACATAATTATTCTCCTTCTTTTTTACTTGCCATCATCTTTTCAGACATAGCAACAACAGATTTCATTGATTCTTCAAGAGCGCACATTCTATCATTCATATCTTTGGAATGTTCCCCGAAGTATTTGCCAAACTTTTCTCCGAACTCTTTTTCTTCTTCTTTTTTCTTAGCTTCTTTTTTTTCGTTTAGCTCTTTTTCTTTTTTAGCAAATTCTGCTTCTTTCTCTTTTTCTTTTTTACGAGCATCTTCTTCGCCCATTTCTATTTCTATAATTATGGCTTTTGCACGCTCAGATAATTGTGTCATTTTTAAACTCTCCTAATTGAATTTGTAAGTTATTTAATTTCTGTTTAAGTTCTTTGGATTTGTTAAGATATTCAGTTAAATACTTATCTTGATATTCTGGGGTTGTAATTGATTCTCCTAATTCCACAGCTATATATTTTCTAGCTACTTCTGGTGAATACTCTGCCAGTTCTAAAATATGTTCTAACTCTTTTTTTCTTACCTCCTCGAAAGAATGACCTTGTCTAATAATTTCTTGTTCTTTTATTTTAGATTCTATATCTTTAGATGATGTTTTGCCAGTTCTAGCATTATGCTTAACCAATGCTTTTTCAATGACTGCGTCAGATGCATCTTTAGGATTAATTTTTTGAGGAGACATATTTGTACCATACACTATACCAAGTTTATTGCTAGGCATAGCATGTTCCATAAGCTGTAATACTTCGGGGTTTTGTTTGATTAGGTCGTCATATTTCCAAGGTTCTATACGTCCTGTTCTTATCATTCTTGATAATGTAATATGATTAGGGATTGTGATTGTAGTTAGTTGATGTTCTTCTAGTTGCAAATTTTGAATTTGTTCGGATAATGCTATTTCTTCTTGACTTGGTGCATGGGTAGGTATTTGTTGAGAAGGCTCTACAAATTCTGACATAGCTAATCCACCATGCTGTATTGCTTCGTTTATAACAAAACTTACTTCTTTTATTGAACCATCTGCACGAGTACCAAGAGATGTAGTGTTTAATTTACCGCTCTCAGCAGCGATTTTATCTTCAATTTGAGTAATTACTGCAGTACCCCAAAGTGACAATATCCCCTCAACTTCTTCAGTATATAATAATCCTCTTATATGTCCTGCGGTGTTATCTACATCGCTAGTATCGTGATTTTTAATTAAAGGAATCGAACGGGCTTGGTCAACTGGCGTATTCCAAGATTTTTTAAATATAGCAAAGGGGTTTTTATGTTTTTTGTGAATATACTCATTAGTTAATTTTAATAAAGTATTAATAAAGTTTTTATCTATCTTTACCATTGTACCGTTTTTATCAGGTATAGTTCCTAACTCATACGCTAATAAAACAGGTACTTCTAAATCATGAGTAGCAAACTTACCGTATTTTGTAAGATGTTCCATTGGAACTTCACGGTCGTGCTTAATGTAATTGGCTGCCAATTTTAGGACTTTCTACTCGCAATCACTGCGTGTTGAAATAATAGTTATATATAATTATTGGGATAATCTTACCATAAGTTATTGTATAAAAGCAAATATATTTTTATTTTATTTTTATTTTTACCTAAACATTGAACTATAGCATCGGCAACCATAATCCTCGCCAGGTTGATACTTAGCTGGTTGAGGGCTTCTGTCATCTAGTCTAAACCAATTGCCGTCCATTGCTGCGTGGCTAGGTCTAACACGCTTATCACGTTGCGTATGCCAATAATATTCGGTATATTTTTGTTGTTTAGCTGTAGTAAATAATAATTCTCGCATGTTGTTTATTGTAGATTGCGTGACAAATGTAATTATTTTATGCTCTACAGATTGAGCCAACTCATTTAAAAATAAATTACTTTGCTCTTTATCATAGTTATATGTATTTTCTAACACTGATAGCTCTTTGTATTTTGACTCTATATAATCAATAGTTATATTAAGCATCTGATTGTTAGCATCAAATAGTTTTACAATTAATTCAGCGTTTTGTGATTCTACCTGTGACTTTTTTATTAAATTAGCCAACACCTCTTTTATTTTGGATGTAAAAGGGATTACTGCAAGTTTTGGGGAGGTTATAATTTTATTAATATAACTATCTAAATTAATTAATGTTGATTTGTTTATAGCATTTAGATCTTCCCAATGTTGCAACCTCCACTGTTTTATAATTTGGTCTATAACATCAGGCGTAAGGGTTTTAACATCATTTAGCTGTACTAGCAATATACCTAACAACGCCAATAATTCATCTTGATATTTATTCTCTAGTTTTACAGAGTAGTCATGATAATTAGGAATGATTTTCATTTTCTTACCTTTTTAATTATTTAACCACAGCCCATGCCTAGGTTTTTGTTGTTGTGGTTTTTTATATACTTCAATAGCTGCTTTTTGATTAACTTGTGAGCTAATAGCATATGCCATATTATCAATTTGATCGTCGTGAGGCTTTATTTCACCAGCCATCAATACATGCTTCATATCAGCTCTAAAGCATTCGCATTCTTCAAAGAATGTATTAGCCCAAGCTGCATCATCAGGCACATTAACCCATTTACTTTTTATAATACCTAGCCCATCATTAAGACGATAAAATTTATCTTTTATTGGTTCAAGCTCAAAGCACGGTATAGCTTTGCGCGGCAATCTTTGCATCATACCAATACCGCAGGCTCCACGCTCTATATTAACACCTTTTGGGGTAAATATAATAGTATTATTATATCTTACGTCTCGCCAATAATGCCATTTATCTATTATTGCCTGCTCCAAGTCTGGCTCTTGCAGTCGTATTCGTAGCCAGTCGATAATATACCATTGTTGATCAAATTTACCCCTAGCCCACAATCCAAGTACACTATAATCGTTGGCTTCACTAGTCCGACTTGCACCATCAAGCACAAAATAACTTTCACTAAAAAATCCTGGTATTTTCATTTTTTCAGATAGTGAGTATCTGCTAAAATCATGGCGAGTCAATACAACGCCATAATCGCTATAGTCGATATCCCAATTGCCATCAAGAAGTTTAGCCCGCTCCACTGTATTTTGAGCCATTAAACTAGATAAATAGCTTGGATCTTTTTGCATTAGTATTTGATTGTCTGATAATTTTGCAGGTATAAAAGTAAATGATTTTGGCTCTGCTATATGCTGCAATTCTTCCGCTGTATCTGCCCATATTATTTCACCTTTATCGCGCACAAACCACCGCAATACCCCACTACGCTCAGGGATTGGATAGCCATCCGAACCTATCCACCAATCAATCATATTTCTAACCCAACTTATTTTGTCGGGGTTTGTAGTAGCTCTAATATAAGGCTTTACGCCACAGACTGAGCGATTACGTGATAGCATGTAGAAAAATTGGGACTGTGTAAAATGAGTAAGTTCATCAAATGCTAAATAACATATTTGACTACCCTGATAATTATATACTGTTGTCTCATGTTCTAAATGCCCAAATTTAATACTCGACCCACTTCTAAAAGTCCAATCTAGCATATGTTGACGGGGGTGTCCTCCAATTGTCATATACATAGACATAGACTCATCCCACAAGCTACCTTGGTTGCGAATCATAGTATTATTGCGTCTAAAAATCATTGCATTAAAGTTGGGATTATCAATATTGCGTAACCCCTCTAATAGCAATGCGAATGACTTGCCACCCCCTGCCGCGCCACCGTAGATGCATATATCTGCTTCAGTTGATAAAAAGTCTTCCTGCGCACCGGGTTGCGGCTGTAGTATCACCACAAAAACCATGCAAAAAATAACATATTAATAACTATGATTAGAAATAATATATTACTCGTTTTACATAGCATTACTATTTGTCTATTTTGTCTATCTTGCTTCTTTTTGACAAATTTATTTATAGCTTGCTGAGCAGTTAATTTAGATTGAGTCATTATTTAGCTTTACTATCCA